CGAAGCTGAGCCAGCAGCCGCGGTTGCAGATGCACTCGCATTGTCAGCGTATTCGCTTACGGTTTCAACATACTCGGCATACTTCTCTTCGCGGTACTGTTCAGCGGCAACTCTCTCCTGCTCGGCAGAAACGCGGGCTGTTTCCGCGCTGGCCCTCGCATTCTCGGCAGCCGCTCTGCTTTGCTCCGCAGTATTCCTTGCAGTTTCAGCGCTGTCTCTCGCATTTTCGTTGGTAACTCTGGTGTTCTCAGCCGAAACGCGGCTGTTCTCAGTAGAGGCACGCTGGTTCTCTGCGGTGACTCTGCTCTGCTCCGCTGAAACCCTGCTCGCTTCCGCAGTTTCAACCGTTGCCTCTAAGACTGCCAGATCATTCAGACCCGTTTCAACCAGGCTCATTGCTTCGTCGGCAGTTGCTTCCGCGTCTTGTGCTACGTTGAGAATCTGCGCCCAGATTTCGGGTGTTGGTGTTGCTGTGGCCGGTGTATTCGGTTCAGTGCCAGGTCTTACGACACCAAGGGATGCCCAGATCGTCGGGATGATAATTGTCCCCTGCCCATTGCTGCCATAGATTCCGCAGAATACAACTTCATCTGCTGTGGTCAGAACTTCATGAGGCACAACACAGGTCAGGCCTGAACCCAGTTCGCAGTCAACTTTCTCTCCTTCGTCGCCCTGCCGGAATACCGCCATCTTGGCAAGCCCCGCCCAGTCCTCAGACAGTGTGAACTGTACCTGAATACCGGCAGAACCCGTTGTGAGCAATTCTTTATTTGTAACGACCGCTCTTCGCGTATCGGCTGTTATCTGAATCATTGTCTTTATCTTCCTCCTTATAGGGGAAAAGCCCCCGGTTTCCCGAGGGCTTTATAGTGTGTCGATATGGGATCAGGTCGTGCTCTTCGCAACGAGAACGCCGTTGGCATGCTCTTCGATGACAAAGCAGTCATAGAAGAATCTGCCCTGCGCAACCGCGCCGTCCACGTCGGGGTGAGTGGTGAGAATGCGCATGGTCCTGATCTTGGTGGGGGCAACAACCGCGTCCTTTGCGACGATCATATACAGAACGCCGGTCGGCATGTAGCTGTCGGGGATCTTCACAATGTGAAGGCCGTCAATCATGCCCATCTCGCCGCTCTTGATGATGCGGTTCGCCACGTCCTGAACGGTCGCGCCGGCACCGAGGATCTGGTCGGCCAGCTTCAGTTTGATGACTTCGGTCTCTTTGATGAACAGAACGCGGTCCTCAGTAACTGCGAAGTTGTTCATCTCAGCGTTGTGGGTCATGATGGTCTCCACAACATTGGTCTTGGTGAGAGTAACGCCGGTCTTGATGATACCGCCGACGCCCGCAGTGCCGAAGCCGGTAACGCCGTTGCCGGTGGAAATCGCCGCCAGGCGGTACTTGTCAGTCTGCGGGATCAGCTCGCGGTTGATCTGGTTCTTCGCAATCGTGCCAGCCGCCTTCTCCATAAGGGTGCTGGTGTTGTTGCGCTTGTCAATCGCGATGTTGTAGGCATAGTCCTGCGTCATGGTGAGCGGCTGGACCTTATCGCCCTGCTCGGTCAGTGCGCCGAAACGGGAGCCGTTAGTCTTCTGCCAGTCATACTGACTCAGCTGGACCGTCGGGAGGGAGCGCAGGCGGATAGTCGCCACGCCGTCCCAGTCGTACTTCTGGGAGAAAACACCCTCTGTCTTGGATTTGTGATAATATGCTTCTACGAGTCGCTTTGCAGCTTTTGACTCGAAATTGTGCTGCACTTCAGGCATTAAAATTCAACTCCTGTAAGATCAGAAGTCGTCCCATCCCTCGTCAAACGGATCTTTGGTCGCACCGGAACCGACAGATCGCGAGGAGCCCATGGAACGCTCCTTGTTTTTCTGGTGCTGTTTCGCCTGTTCGAGTTCGTTCTTCAGGCGCTTGTTTTCCGCTTCGAGCTTTCCGGAGTTGTATTTCTGGTAGGCCAGTGTGAGGTCGCCGATCTCTTCGGCCTCATCCCAAACTTCTTTCGGGATGTCCTCCGGCTTGACGCTGTTCCCATAAATTCCGATAAACCGATTGACAGAAGCCTGCCGCTTGGCCTGCTGCTCTTCTTCGCTGTCCTTCTGCTGCTTCGATTCTTCCGGCGCCATTGCCTTCATTCTGGCCTGCACCGCCTGGGCTGCGGCTGCGGATGCGGACAGTTCTTTCCCTTCCGCCTTCGCCTTCGCCATCAGGCTGCGCGTCCTCGTCTCGTCGATCAGGGACTCAATGTCCCCGCCGCGGGACTCCGCAAGCTCTTTCAGAAAACCTTCGTACATCCGGAGTTTCGGAACATCGTCCTTCACCGCGTCCCATTTCTCACGGATGCGTGAATAGTCCATGCCCTGCTGGGCAAGCTTGATTACTTCGTCACGGTTGACGGTTCTGGCCTCGCCGAGATACTTGAGTTCAAAAGATTCGCTCTGGTCGGAGTTTCCTTCTTTTCCCTCTGCCGTCTCTTCGCTTTCAGTGCCGTCAGTGGTTTCTTCACCTTCTGGTTCGTCCGCATCCTGCTGGTCTGCTTCCGCTTCCGCTCCATTGCTTTCCTCTTCAGCTTCCCGGTCGTCCTCACCAAACGTCCATCCGATGTCTGAGCCGTCGCCCGCCTCCGGAATGTCCTGTTCGGTTTCCCAGCCTTCGTCAAAAGCTCCCGACGTCTCAAGAACTTCTGCCTGTTCGGTCAGCACGGTGTTTTCGTTGTCCATATAGATTTCTCTCTTTCTCCGCTATGGTCGGCGGTTAAGATCGTTTGTATATTTCCACAGCGCTGGTCTGCGCCGTGTTCACCAAATAAAAAACGGGCCAGACCACAGTTTCTTCAACCGTAGTCTGACCCGTGATGGCCGTCATAGTTACCGTGATGTAACTACCACTTCGTATTTCTTTTTGCTCGATACCTCAAAGATTACCAGCTTCCCGCCGATAACCCGCATCTCAACTGCCTTCCCGGCAGCCAAGCTGTCCTCGATCTGCTTTATTGCGATTGGTGAAAGACGAATCTCTGTTCGCATTTATTCCACCTGTTTCTCTTGTGGTTGCACCGAATGGATTTGAACCATTGACCTTCAGGGTATGAACCTGACGAGCTACCGGACTGCTCTACGGTGCTATATATTGTCGCCGGGTTTCACGACCTGCTTGCTCTCATCCCGGACCTGTCCCCTTTGATTCCAGGGACGGCCAGCAGCCTTTGGGCTTAATCGAAGAAAGGAGGTGTTCAAAATGCAGAAACCTGTCATCCCGCCGCGTCATATCTCTTTATGCCGAAAGCGGTAATTGCCTCCCGGTGTCTCACCGGATGCCCTCACCGCTTCCCCTTGACCTAACAGCTCGCCCACTCCCCGTGGGTCATTCTATTCATTATCATGGATTTTTGTAGTTGTCAACTCCGAAATCATGAACAAGTTATTATTCCCCAACTCATCCAAGTGTATCATCCATCCCCAATCTCAGGATTTTCTTTTGAAATTTTTCCGCACATCCACCAGCAGACCCATCCCCATCTTTTTCCCTATCCCCTTATCAATCCATCATCAAAACAGCCGTGTATCGTCCAGAAACTATTGAGGGGTTTTGAGGCTCTGAAAAGCCTAATATATATATACGTTTGACCCACCCTACCTTTTTTTGGTGGGGGCGGGTGTCGCCTGGCCGATTAAAATTATGTGCCCGGCTGCAGCAGGGGGAGAAAAAATTATTTTTTTGCCTCGCTGTATTCTTTCTTTCTTCAATTCAAACCAGAGCATCAACGAATACCATCACATCACACAGCATATCTGCGTCTATTGATTATTCTATGCGGATTTTGGTTCGCATAATAACTATTATCGGAACCACTACAACCTACCGGATTTGTGGGTTGTTATAACCTACTGACTCTATAGGCTGATAGCAGCTTATAAACCTATATTCCCAGTGGGTTATAGGGCTGACCCCTGTCTGTTATTCTTATATAACTCCTCGGTAACACCTGATAGAGATTGTATATATTATATATACAAATTGGAATATAATAATAACTGCTGCTGATAATGAGGTGAAATGATTAATCAATAGAAATCATAATCTTGTTATTATTATATTATTATTATAATAATTATTATATTCAAATATAAAGCCACCTAAACAAATAAACACAAGGAATCATCTGTTATAGCTGCTATCACATGATATCACATTGTATCACATGATAGCAGCTGTAATCACATAATAGCAGCTGATAACAGCTGTATAAGGTCCGGCTGCCTGGTGGAGTGCTGGCGGTGCTGATCTACAAATATTATTTGATGCTGCAGGCGATGGCCGAAGCTCTTCCGCCTGCTGCCGTGGCTCTCCCCTGCTTCAATAACATATAAGCAATTACTGGCGCTTCTGGCCCCTGAAAAAAATTTTTTGGAAAATTTGAAAAAAACTCTTGACAGGTGTTACCTGCGGTGGTATATTGTGACCATCGAAGGTAACACCGACGACACCACACAAAAAATAAATCGAAAAGGAGACGCAACAATGAATTACACCATCACCAATAACAACCAGTTCGGGAGCGTTGAAATTTCTTTCAACGAGAAGCCCAGCGAGGAGATCCGCGCAGCTCTGAAGGCTCAGAAATTCAGATGGCACAGCGTGAAAAAAATCTGGTACGGCTACGCCGACGCCGAAACCCTCGCCGCTATCCTCGGAGGCGAAGCCCCAGCCCAAGAGCCGAAGGGCAAGCGCCCGGCAGTCAAGGCCGCAGCCAAGGCCACGGCACAGAATCACGTCCGCATCTACTGGAACGGAATAAAGATCGATGGTGGAAAGCTGATCCGATGCGGTTACAGCTTCAACGACAGCGACGACAACGCGCCGCATGTGAGCATCTACGCCAGGGATTACAACAATCTGCCCCGCGACCTCTTCACCGTAGAGAATGACAGTGATTCCTATTCAGACTATTTCGAAGAGGATCACGCCCACCTCGGCCCGGATCATCCCTTGTATAAGTATTTCCGCTATGCTGCGGAAAAGGCACAGGCCCGAATGGATCGCCCGTACTGCGAAGAACTCCGCAAAACCATCAACAGCGGACGCCCTGAACCGTGGCCGGGACACTATGACGCACTTCGGGGAGACCTCGCCAGGCGGGAAGCGTTCCTCGCCCAGTTTGAGAAAGAAGAGGACCCCGGACAGCCCACCGCCGAAGACCTGGCAGAGATCGACCGCCAGAAGCAGGAAGCCGAGAACGCCCGCAAAGCTGCGGAGCACGAGAAGGAGCTCAGACAGCGCGAAAACTATTTGTGCCAGCGTACGAACGGCCGGCACCTCATCCAGACCGAAGCCGAGGCCCACCCGATCCAAGACGGGCAGCCGGTTGTCCTGATCAACTGGAGCGAACACCCCGCTTTCTATGATTTCGCAGACGACGAACTGAAACTCTCCCTTCGGGCAGCTGAGAAGATCCTCGGAACGCTCGACAGAGAGCAGAACGAGACGCGGGAAACCGAATATGGCTGCGGCTGGTATTACAAGACAAAATTCACCATCACCGGCACGGACGAAAACGGCGAGGAGTTCAGCTACACAGGCCGCTATGACCTCGGAGACAATGACGGCGGACTGATCCAGCACATCCGGTCTTTCGGCGAGTATTATTTGACTCACGACAATTTCGGCCATGTCAAAGCCCAGCCCGACGAGACGAACGAAACCGTTCAGTTTGCCGATTATCTCGCAAAGTTCGTAGCCTGACAGACGCAGAAGAAAAGGCCGGGGCGCAAAACCCCGGCCACCAGATAGAAAGGAGATAGAACCATGACCACAAAAGACCAGGAAAGAAAAGCCCTCGACCAGATCCGCGAAATTGTCGCCGCGCTTGGCTCAGACAGCTATCTTGCCATAGCTTTTGAAGGATGCTTTGAAATCGCCGAGGAGAACATACAGAACGACTTCGGATGCAGCATGAAACAGCGGGCAGAATCCGCAGAGAAGAAAGCCGAAGCCCTGGCGGATCAGCTCAGACAGACCGCGAACCTTCTGACAGTTCGGACAGAAATGCTAAACAGAGCAGGCAAGGACGCCGAAGCAAGAATCCTTGCTCTAAAGCGCAGAATCGTCGCCCGCGATGACCTGGATTGTATTCTAACCCTTATCCAGGCTCAGACAGACAGACTGCAGAAAAAGCGGGACGAAGCTGCTGCGGAGATTGTAGACAGGGCCGCGGAGCCTGGCAGCAGAGAATTTCAGATAGCCGTCAAAAACCACCGGCAGTACTGCCAATGGCTCGATGAGAACCTCGCGCTTTCGGACAGAGTAAAGAGCGCCTGCCAAGCTGGCACGTCGCAGGAATAAATTCAGACAGGCTGACCTATCAGGCCATACGGGGAGAGAGGGCAGAAGAATGAAAGCAAATCTTATGCGGTTCCTGGACCTTTTCGCGGCCGGAATGATAGCCGGGTTTCAGACGCAGTTTTCTCTTGACGGTCACACCGACAGATTGATATAATGGGAGGCACATTATCGTGAAAGAAGGTTTTCAGATGGCTGCAGAGGATATCCAGAAGCGCAACGCCAGACAGCAGGTATGGGACAAAGAAAACACAGTTCACGTCTCAGTCAAGCTGCAGAAAGCAACAGACGCGGACATCATCGCATTCCTAGACGGGAAGTCAAAGCAGACCGTAATCAAAGAAGCGCTCAGACGCATGATGAAGGAAGAAAACGACCACGAAAACGGCCACAATGCCGAAAGAGCCAAGTAATTACAGGCGCTTTAGCGTTTTCAAGATGGGTTCGAGTCCCACCACCGGCACCAAAAACACCAAGTCCCCGATTCGTCAAGAATCAGGGACTTTTCTTTGTTTTACTGGCCTTTTGAGCATTTTCAGACAGGTTCAAAGATGACATCACACCGTCAAGAATGACGCTCAAAACCCACTTCTGACCACGAAAACGGCCACGAAAATGGCCACGAATTGCCGCCCATCGAGGCGGCTTTTTTTATTTCCCGAAAAAGCTTGTGACTTTGGTTTGAGCTTCAGACCGGCCCGCAGCAGTCAGCCGGATGTAAATGCGGTGCAGAGTTGCCCGATCCTTCCAGCCTCCCCATTCTTGAATCTGTCTTTCTGGTATTTCCAAGTAATAACACAGACTCGCGAATGAATGCCGCAGGCCGTGACAGGTTACTTCGGTCACTCCTGCCCTTTTGCAGGCCCGTTTAACGTCGTCAAGCATCGTCCCCGCCCCAATTACTACCACGGGGCCCGCCTTGCCGTCAGCGGTCTTCAGGAGCTTCAGGAGCCGCGGAATCATAATCGGCACCGGGCGCGTCGAAGTGGCGTTTTTGTTCTGCTTCTTGTTCACTTCCCCGTCAGGGCCTCGGACGAGCGCACCCTTGACGGTCATGACGCCATTCTTCAAGTCGACATTGTCCCAGGTGAGACCACGCATTTCAGACAGCCGGAGACCATGCAGAAGCATCAAAGCGGGAATCTCATAGGACCTACCGACAAGGGCATCACAGAACGGCATGATTTCAGACGGCTGCAGGAACGGTATTTCGTTGATCGGCACCGGAGCCAGACGGACCTTCGGCACCGGATAGCCTACATGCTCCAGGGACGACCGCACAAGAGACCACGCGTTCTTCACAGTCTTCGGGGACTTCTCCGCCAGCTCTGCGTCGATCATCTCCTGAAAGTCCAGATCCTTCAGCTTCACCTGCTGGTAGTCCGGGAAGCGCGTTTTGCTGTAAATCTCATAGCTCCGGAGCGTTGACGGGGAGAGTGTGGCTTTGCTGTGCTTTATGTACCTGCTTTGTGCTTCTTTCAAAGTCAGTTCACGCGCTGCCTTTGTCACAGCATTCCTGCGGCCTAAGAGATAATCGCTTTTTATTTCAATCGCTGCAGCTTTGCATTCATCCTTTGTCGCCCGTGTGACGGAAAGATCTTCTCCGCCCAGCCTTAACCGGACATGCCAAGACCCAGACGGGAGCTTCTTCGGTGAAGGAACTTTCATAAATCTTCACTCACAATCAGGCCGGCGTGGTGCTTCTTCGGTGGTTTTTCAATTTTCGGCGTCATCTCTTTTGCAATCAGCGCCAGCTCATGCATCTGCTTTTCAGAGAGCCTCATACATTCCCGTATAACTTCAAGCGCTCCAGCAGACCGATACAAAAATTCAACCTCTTCCAGAAGTGCGTCCTCATCATCTTCTGGATTCGCGAAGCCCCCATCCGAAAGAACATTGAGAAAATCGTTTTCAGACATCCCTACGGCATCTGCAATCTTTTGATATGTTTTCCAAGTTGACGTCATAGGCTTGCCATCGTTCCCAATTCCCTTTTCAATGTTTAGAACCTGCTGCGGGCTAATTCCTACCATAGCCGCAAAAGAACGGCTCGACATGTTATGCTGTTCCCTGTATTGTTTTACGAACTCCGCCAGCGTCATTCTTTACGAACCTCCATCTTTTTGGTGTCAACTTTAGTTTACAATGGTTACAAAAGAAAGTCAAGAATTATTTTGTCCACTTTTGTTGACATTAGCTTTCGGATGTGCTAATATACAACACGTCCACTAAAGTTGACACAAAGGGAGGTGAAACAGTGATCAAAAACCGATTGAAAGAGCTGCGCACAAGTCGTGGACTGTCGCAGGAAGAGCTTTCCGAAAAGAGCGGGATCTCTCGCACAACTCTCTCAAAAATAGAGAATAACGAAGAGATAGCTGTAAACACCAAAACGATAGCAAAGCTCGCCGATGCTTTTGGAGTCAAACCAAGCGATATTTTTTTGATGTAAATGCCTACTTTTGTAGACATACGCGCAAAAAAACCGCCCGCCGGGGTGGAGCCCGACAGACGGTAAAAACATTATGGTGCAATCAGTATACCAGATTGTACCAAGAATTACAAGAAAAGGAGAAAAAACATTATGGCAACCAAAAAGACAGAAGAAGTTATTTCCATCCGCCCCATTGAGGTCAAGGAAACCACCATCCAGATCGTCGGCGATTCCCCGCTGATTATGCACGCATGGTCAGAGAAGGCCAAGCGCATGATGCTGGAAGCCCAGCAGGGCAAGGCCAAGGGCAAAAAGAAGCCCGTCAAGAATCCCGTGGATGATTTCATCCAGGCAGCTTATTGGATGAGCGGCAAGCCGCAGTACCCCGATGACGCAAGCGAAGAAGAATGCGCTGACGCATTCAACGCCGCGATTGCCGCCGGCGCCACATTCGGCTTCCCTGTTACTGCTATCAAGCAGGCAGCCCAGAGCGCCGCTTATCGCCTCGGCTGGGTTAAGAACCAGATGGGACTCCGCGGTTCCTTCTTCATCAAGGGCGACGAAAACGGTATGGTTCAGATTCACTCCGATCCACCAGAAATGCGGGAAGACATGGTAAAGGTCGGCATGGGAACTGCTGACATCCGATATCGTCCGCAGTTCAACCACTGGTACATCGATTTGCTGATTTCCTACAATGCCGCAAGTGAGTTCAGCCTTGAAAGCATCATAAACGCAATCAATGCCGGCGGTTACGTTTGCGGTATCGGTGAATGGAGGCCCGAGCGAGATGGTGATTATGGCCGATTCCATGTAGCACCTACAAAATAAACTCGGCAGGCATGGTTATGCGCGGCAAGGTTTGCTCGGGACCGGTCAGGTGTGGCAGGCGAGGTTAGCTTGGGCGGCGCGAGGCAAGCCAAGGATAGGTGCGGTACGGCAGGATAGGAAAGGCAAGGCTCGCTCTGGTATGGCACGGCTCGGCAGGCGTGGCCGGGACTGGACGGTCTTGGCGGGGCGGTGCGAGGCGAGGTCTGGCAGGTTGTGGAACAGCATGGCAGGGCATGGCAGGCAAGTTCAGGCACGGACGGAGTGGCTGGGTGAGGTTTTGTGAGGTAAGGCCCGTCAAGGTTCGGCAGGTGTGGAAAGGCTGGAATGGCACGGAACGCGGGGCAGGGCTTGTCTCTGTAAGGTCCGTATCGGTGTGGCAGGCAAGTTATGTTATGGCGTTGTTAGGACAGGCTGGGTAAGGTACGCAAAATAATAATTAGAAGGAGGAATAAACATTGGTATATCAATGGAAACCGGGATCGCAGCATTCCGTCAGCGCTCAAGTTGCTGGCGAAATGTGCGCGGAACTTGAAAAGGACGGGCGATTGAACGCTCAAACTCTTGTAGACGTCAACCGTCCGGAAGACGCGCCGCTTCACTCCTGCTTTGAGTGGAATGACGTGCTTGCAGCCGAAGAATGGCGGGAGCATCAGGCCAGGAACATCATAAACTCTATCACTGTGGTGACAATGCCTGGTCAGGAACCAGTCAGAGCGTACTTCAACATTCACACGAAACTTCCAAACTATGAGAGTGTGCAAGCCATTGTCCAGCAGGAAGACAAATATCAGCTTCTCCTGGAAATGGCGAAGAAGGAGCTCTCGGCCTTCACCCGGAAGTACAAACAGTTGTCAGAGCTTTCCAAAGTTTTTGACGCAATCAATGAACTCGGCATTGATGCCGCATAAGAAAGGAGAACCACCCCATGAAAAAACAACAGCTCGTCCAGATCCCCGTCGGCCACGTCTGCATCAGCGCACACGATTTTTCCATGTTGAACCTGGAAATTAACGAGCTACAGACCGCCCGGAGCGAATATCGCGAAAAGATCAACATCCTTGAACACCAGAAGACCGTTCTCTCGCAAAAGCTTGGCGATTCTGTGGAAAAGGTCTCTGACCTTGAGAAGGAGCTCAACGAGAAGCAGGATCGTGTCCTGTACTGGTATCAGAAGTACACCGATCTTGCCGACAAGCTCAATGCGGTGAAAGACCATGCCGAGACTGAAGAGGCCTGATCCTCCCTTCTGGGACGTCCGCCGGCTGCTCCTGGGCTATGAGCTTACAGCTCCCTACCTCAGCAAAGCCGCGGGGATCAGCGAGAGCACCGCAGCCCGCCGCCTGGCGAACCCCGGAGACCTGACATTAACAGAGCTCCGGAGAATCTGCCGCAACGGTGGAATCCCCGCGGACCGGATCCGGGAGGCGATCAAGTTTGAGTGAAGCGAGAGAGGACAAGCACCTTGCCGATATCAAACGGAATGTAAACGCTCCCTGCGTTTATGTGGGCCAGGATATGAAGACAGGCGAAAAGAAGATGTATTACCCCGCTGTCAACTGCGGCTTCGGCTGTGACGCCTGCGGCTGGAATCCGGAAGAGAGACGCCGCCGGCTGAAAACAGGGAAGATGGCGGAAGCCAAGAGCTATATCTCCCCCGTCACCGGGAAGAAAGTAGAACTGCCGGAAGGAACCATGCAGCTCCGCTTTCGGCAGAATAGAGAATAACAGAAAGGAACAACCATGATTTATCAGCTTGACGACCAAATCGAGCGCCTGCTCGAAGATATGACCGATCCCGACACCGGGGAGCTGAAGAAGTACATCGAGACCCCCGACGGGACCCTCCGTGAAGTCCCCCTGGAAGAACAGATCGACGCCGAAAACGCCGACGTCGCCCTTCCCTACCTCGACAGCGAGGCCCTGCTTATGGAGCGCATGGAAAAGCTTCAGCTCGACTATGCCGTGCTGATCCGCAACCTCCGGAACGAGCACATCAACCGCAAGGCCGAAGCCGAAGCCCTCAAGAACGAGAAGCAGAAGCTTGCCAAACGCCAGGCCACCGCCGAACGCGCTGCCGACCGTGCCGGAAGATTCCTTGCCTACCTCACCAAGGGCGAAAAGTACGAGGATGCCGACGTCAAGATCAGCTACCGCAAGTCCGAAGTCGTGGAGCTTGATGACGATTTCCTCGAATGGGCCATGACCAGTGCTCCCGGCCTTGTGAAGATCACGCCGGAACCGCGCAAGGCAGATATCAAGCGCCTGCTCAAGAATGGCACCATGATCGAGCACGCCCACCTTGAGACCCGGCAGAACATCCAGATCAAATGACGAACGTTGTTGTGATTGAGGGCAAGCTGACCAAGGACCCGCAACTCAGCAAGACCGCTACCACTGGCCGTAGCGTGTGCAACTTTGTCATCATGAACTATACCAAGGGCCCTACCTCTCCGAAATACTATATTTACTGTGAAGCCTGGGATTTGAACGCTGAAAACCTTGTGAAATACTGCAAAGCCAAAAGTCAGATCACCGTAACCGGATATCTCATGTCCAGAAAATTTGAAGACGTAACAAACAGAGCAAAAGATATTTTCAAGATCGTACTCAGTGCAACATCCATCTCATACGGGGCGAAAGTCCAATCAAACGATGAAAAAAACAAAGGAGAAGAAGAAAAATGAGTCTTACCGTAAAAGAAGCCGCCGAATCCTCTTTCGAGCCGATCCCGGAAGGGACCTATTCCGCCGTCTGCCATCTCCTGGTAGACCTGGGCGTGCAGCATAACAAAGCCTTTGACAATTCCTCCCGGAAGGTCATGCTCGGCTGGCTGATCCCCGAAGAGACCTACGTCAATAAGGAAGGTTTTGAGGTCCCCCGTGCCATGTATGCCACCTATACCGCCAGCATCGGCAAAAAGGCAAAGCTCCGATCCCTCCTGGCCTCCTGGCGTGGCCGTGACTTCACCGCCGACGAGTTGGAAGCCTTCAACCTCCGCAACATTGTCGGCGCTCCCTGCCTCATGAACATTATCCACACCGACGGCAAGGACGGCAGGACCTACGCAAATATCGCGGGCATCATGCGTCTGCCGAAGGGAATGCAGGCAGCCAAGCTCTCCACCGATCCGATCGTCTTCGATCTGGACGAAGACCCGCTCGAAAACCTCGAACTGCTCCCGGAATGGATTGCCAACAAGGTCAAGGAGTCCGAAACCTACATGGACAAGGCCGCAGCCAAGATCAATTCTGAGGTCAACGGAACCGCTCCGGCAGCTCTGGAAGAGATCCCAGACGGGGAGGATGAAGAAGGTCTCCCGTTCTAAGAAAGGATAAAAAATGGCAGGACAGTGTTGGTTCGTCTATCACGACTGGATCCCGGCCTTTGAAGCGCTCAGTCCTGCGGAACTCGGACGCCTCACCATGTGTGCCTTGAAATACAGCGCACATGGCGAGGAGCCGGAGCTCTCCGGTAGTGAGCGTTATACCTGGCCCTTAATCAAGTCCCAGATAGACAGAGACAAAGCCCGCTATGATGAGATTACCCAGAAGCGTTCTGCTGCTGGGAAGAAATCTCATAGCAAAAGCTATCAAATGATATCAAATGATATCACTTGTTATCAAGAAAAGAAAAATAAAAAAGAAAAAGAAAATAAAAAGGAAAATGAAAAGAGAGAGGTTAAGCGCTTCGCGCCGCCCACCCTCGACGAGGTCAAAGCCTACGTTACGGAGAAGGGGCTCAGCGTGGATCCTGTCAAGTTCTTCGACTACTTCACTGAAGGCAACTGGATCGATTCCAAGGGGAACCCGGTCCGCAACTGGAAGCAGAAGCTTCTCACCTGGGCCAACAAAGAACCAGCTCCCGCCCAACCAAAGAAGAAACAGTACACCACGCAGGATGATTACGTCCCGCCGAAGCCCAAGATGACCATTGAGCAGATTAACGCCCTGGTAGATAAGATTTGAGAAAGGAGCATTACCATGTACTACATCGGATTAGACCCCGGCAAATCAGGAGCCTTTGCGATTCTGCGCAGTGCCCACGGCAGAACCGATCTGCAGGCTCACGGAGACTTTGACAAGGCGTCTATCGTCTCCCTCTTCGCCGCCGTTGCCCACATGCCGGAAGGCGCCATCTGCTGTATTGAGCGCGTCCACGCAATGCCGAAGCAGGGCAGCGTCTCCATGTTCACCTTCGGAGAAAACTACGGCTGGCTCAAAGGCGTCCTTGACGCCTACCACATCCCCTTCCAGGAGATCCCGCCGCAGACATGGAAGAAGGAATTCGGCCTGAATTCCGACAAGGTGAAATCTGTCGAAGTCTGCCGCCAGCTCTTCCCTAACGCCGAACTTACCCCGCCCAACTGCCGCAAGCCTCATGACGGAATCGCAGAAGCCATATTATGTGCAGAATATGCAAGGAGGAAGTTATCCTGTGAGCAAATTCGTTGACATCTCTGGTCAGAGGTTTGGCCGATTGACCGCTGTTGAAAGAGTTGGTCTCGACAAATCTAAACATGCTTTGTGGAAGTGCTTATGTGACTGTGGGAATTACACCATTGTCGGCAGTAACTCATTAAAGTCCGGGAACACGAAATCCTGCGGATGTTTGAACACCGAAAAGTCAACGGAAAGAATAGTCCGGTACAATTTCCGTCACGGGGAGACCGGAACTAGGCTCTGGCGAATTTGGTCCGGTATGATCAACCGCTGTGAATCTCCCTGTTACGATAACAACATGGTGTACCGCGGCAAAGGGATCCGCATTTGTGCGGCATGGCACACTTATGAGAATTTCCGAAACTGGGCACTTAAGAATGGGTATCGAGACGATTTAACGATAGACCGGATTGATGTTGATGGGAACTACACCCCTTCTAATTGCCGATGGGCAACAAAAGTAGAGCAGGCGGAAAACCGATCAACTACGAGGCTGTTTACAGTTAACGGCGAAACGCATTCGCTGGCCGGTTGGGCTCGCTGTATTGGCCTGAACGACAGCGCAATTCAATCCATTGTCAGAGGAAAATCTGACGAAGAAGCCCAAATGATTGTCGCAGAATATGCCAAGAGACCGCGTATCCCTGTCGATGAACCCACCTTCGATGAGGAACACTGGGATTAGAAAGGAGTAACACCATGACCGACTATACAGCTTACCGCAACCACGTCGGGATCAGCAATCCCGAAATGACCAAGGCCCTTCATGCCGTGTACCGCGGCTTTGGCCGTCCCGCTGCATCATTTGTCAATAATCCGGAGCGTTCCGGCGTCTGCCTGCTCCCGGAGGCCGAGGTCCTTCTGGTGAACAAGTTCGGTCCAGGCCCCGGCCTTGCTTCTCTGGAATTTACGCCGGAAGTCCTCGAAGCCAATCCTCCGAAGAAGCACCGCCCAGACCGCAGACGGAAGTCCTGCCGCATCACCTTCCGCATGGACGAAGATACCTATAAGCAGGCAATACAGCTCAAGGAATCCGCCGGCGCCCTGTCCATGCAGGAGCTTTTTGAAATCCTTCTGAAAGACGCGATCAAGAGATGGGAGGCAGAGGAATGAACGAAAATCTTGCAATCCTGGCGGAGATTGACGCCGACTATACCCGGAAAACAAACAACCTGCGCTTCCGGCACCGCAAGGCGAATGACCTGTACAGGCTCACCGTCTTCCTGGTGGTTCTGGGCCTGACCGTTTCCCTCTACAGTTGGGGCCTCGATGTTTGGGCACAGCGCCGTGCCGATCAGCAGACCGCAGATGCCCGCGTCCTCTGGAATGCCGAGCTGGCCGCAAAGGAAGACGCCGCAAAACAGGCGCAGGCAGCGCAGGAGAAGTCTAAGTCCGACATTCTGGCCGAAAAAGCTCAGGTAGTTGCCAAGGCTTTTCAGGGAATCAAGAACTTCATTGACCTGTATCATTATGACCGTTCTGATCTCGAAACCTATGCCCGCTGCATCTTCAACCGCTATGACGCTGGAAACGGAGTCAACAGCCTGCAGGTTATTGTTTCCCGAAAAGGTCAGTTCACCGGTTACGCTGACAGCCTCACGCCGTTGACGGAATATGTTGATCTTGCCAAAGAGTTTATCCGGGACTGGGAAGCCGAGACCTCGAAGCCCTGTGATCTTTCCTACCAATGTGCAGAGCTGACGCCTGACGGCATTTACCTGGTCACCTCTTCCAATCCTGGCCCGTATGACCGGAGGTGGCACGCATGAGCCAGAAACGCGAAACTGAACGGGAAAACGGCAGCTGGCACAGCTGTCCAAACTGCGGCAAGGAGAAATACATCCCCCACCCTGGCGACTGGGTGTATAAGCGAATCGTCGTTGACAGGAAATCTACAACGATCGGTTTCTTTTGCTCATGGTCCTGCTACCGGAAATGGGAGAAGGAACATCCGCTGAAGAAAACGAGAATATATGACAGGGGTGATAGGAATGTATGAAGAGCTGGTAAAGCGGCTGAGAGAAGAAAGTGAAATAGAACGATGGTTACAGCCACATAGCGCAAACGAAACTCCGAAACTACTAGATGATGCCGCCCACGCCATTGAGGAACTGAGCAAGGAGCGGAAGACCGGGAAGTGGATTTATCCATCAGATATTACCGGATTTGGAAGATGCTCCGAATGCAAGGCGTTGTGGGACTATTCATTGATTACAAATAAATACTTCAAGATATGTCCAAGATGCGGTAGTTACAACGGAGGCGATGAAGATGTATGAAGAGCTTGTAGGTGCTTTGCGAAAGAGAGCAATGGATTTGCCGGAAAAGTTTTCGCGGAACGCTGTAAATATTGATCTGCTCATGAAAGCCGCCGATGCCATAGAAGAAGATGATATGGCCTTCAGGCAACTAGAACGAGACTATAAAAAACTGTGCGCCTATCTGCCGAAGTGGATTCCGGTGACGGAAAGGTTGCCAGAGAAATACGACTGCTACTATCTGGTGGTCTTAAACAACTGGAACACAGATTTTTGCCTATATACGAAAGAAAAAGGATTCGGGATGTATATAACTCCCAAATGGTGGGACGCGAACGATGAAGTCACCCACTGGATGCCACTTCCAGAGCCGCCGAAGGAGGAACAGGACGATGTATGAAGAACTGGTAAAATCTCTGCGGCAATGTGCAGAAGCATCATGCGCTGGGTGTAAGAATGTCTTGGTGGAGATTGGATGCCGTGGGAAATTGCAAAGAGAGGCCGCAGATGCCATAGAGGGATTGTCCGGTTTGATTAAACGCTATGGTGGTGAAACTGGAATCAAGAATTTGCAGGAGTATGCAAACAAGTATTGGGACACACTTACAAAGATTCCTCGCTGGATTCCGGTGACGGAGAAGCTGCCATTTGCGGAACCTGGCAATGTTTCAGAAACAGTCCTGGTTACTGATGGAAAATGTGTAGCATTGGCCGAATGGTTTAACTTTGAAGAGTGTGAACCATATTGGTCATATACAGGTATTGGAGATATTACCCACTGGATGCCGTTGCCCGAGCCGCCGAAGGAGGAATGAGCATGGAGAACCTTTTCGGTGAGCCATACACAGAACTTCCGACAAAAAAGAGAAAGACGCAAGACAAAGAGCGAAGAGCGTGGGAAAACGCTTTTCAGCGGTGGAGTAATGAAGCAATGCAAGACGAAACATCTCCGCTTGGAATTTGTGGATTTGGTAAAATTTGTGATTATTGCACAGATAATCATATTGGTAGACCGTGCGTGAGAGCGTTAAACGCTATGTGCCGAGAAAAGCGGATAGAGATTGATTATTCAGTCAGAAACTTTGAAAGGTGGTTTTGAGCATGGGCGTGTACATTGACATGGAGATGCCGAAGGTCGGTGGGAAAATAATCACAATCTACGCAGACGGGCGAGTGCTTTATGACGGAGACTACATCAAAGCCGTCCCCGTCCCGCCGCATGGGCGGCTGATCGATGCGGATGCGCTGCTCCGCCATTGGGAAGAACTCGCTTATTCAGGCGGTGATTGTGAACTGTATTCCTGCATGGGAGACATCAGGGACGCTCCCACCATTATCCCGGCGAGTGAGGAGGGAAAGTAATGGTCGTTTTTGATGGATTAGAGTTGATAGGGCTTGCGACTATGGCTGTGCTTCTTGTTATCTGCGGCATTATCCTTGCGATTGACCGAATAGCATACGCTGTGAAGAAACGCCAGCAAAAGCGAATAGACGATGCGTTCAAAGAGGAGGGCTGAGTGATGGAACTTAAACCTTGCCCGTTTTGTGGAAGCAAAGCTATCTTAAGAAAAGTGGCAATTGGCAGAAACAGAAGCGGGTATGAATACTATGTACGATGCGGCAACATACACTGCCCTGTATATGTACATACACTCAATCGTGATACAGAAGATGAGGCTGTGGAAGCATGGAACACGAGGGCTGAGTGATGGATAGCAATTTTTTTAATCAAAAAATGCTGGTATGGTGCCACTCAGATTGTGAATATTCAAAATGTAATGTATGCACATTCAAAACTCAACTAAAAGGGAAATCGGAGATTTGGCTGACTATGATCTGCGGGGTGCCAAGTTGCAATTTGTATAAAAAGAAGACGGAGGGCTGAGTGATGATCGTTAAAGGAACACGCACCGAGATTGCCGAGGTTATCAAAACGATATCCCCGACATATCCGGTAAGCCTGGTTAACTTCCTTGATTCCGGGGAGTGGCACTTCATCATGAACGGCATCAACGTTTGTGTGATTATCGCAGATGACAAATCCGTGTAAGGACTGCGAAGAGCGCTGCCTTGGCTGCCACTCAGACTGCGAGAAGTACATGGAGTTCTTCCGCTTCAACCGGCAGAAGAACAAGCGCCAGATTGCCGAGGCTCGTCAAAACGCCTATGTGGTCGAGGCGATCCAGAAGTGTAAGAGCGGCAAAAGCGGAAGCTGGAAGACGTACCGTCACCCAAAAGAATCCCCCTCGGATTGAGGGGGATTTCCTTTTGCCTTGTTGGTTTATTTGAGCTTGTACGGGTACATGATCTCGTCCCATGCCCGCCACATGGCGCCCTGGTCATTCACACCGGCCCGCTTGAGGGCGTTCGTGCCCTCGTGCATGGCTTTCTGTGTGTAGCCCTTTTCGTCGATGGTGCCGTTCTGATCCACGTCCGCGCTGTCGATGATGTCGAACGCTTCCCGGACCGACGCCCCGCCTTCTCTGGCTGCGATATAAAGCGCTGCACGGCCTTTGGTGATATCCCACCTCACGAACTCTTCGCCGGTTTCTTCGTCCGTGCTGGTCTTTGCCTTGGTCATGATTGCGTCAATGTCATCATCCGTGAAGGTTCCGTCACGATAACCGTTCACTACGGCATTGAACTTGTCCTGCCCGCTCGGGCTGTCCTTGCCTCTTGCTTCTGCATTCGCCTTGGAGCCTGACTTGTATGCCCGGACCGTTGCCGCGTCCTTGACTTTGTAACCTCGGTCATTCGGCGTGAGATAATCGAAGTAGTTCATGAGGGTGCTGTTTTTCTCCCTCATGAGGTCCTTTTCATCCTGGCTCAGCTTTCCGACCGGTCCGATCAGCGTGTCCACCACGTCCCAGTCATCCTTCTTTTCGGCCAGGTTGAACGCCTTGTTTGCTGTCAGGAAGGTAACCGGATTGTCCACGTCATCCAGATAGGCGTATTCCTTTTTGACCTCATATCCGTTTTCTTCGCCAAAGTCTGCTTTCACGCCGTCCTTGACGTAGCTTCCGACCTCCTTCATAAGTGCAACCTTGAGTTCATCATCCGCATCCCTGTAGATGCTGGATCTCATGAGGAGATCTACGGTATCTGCAAAGTCCTGGCCGTAATCGTTTTTCCACTCTCTCCGCTGCTCCCTGCTGAGCCTTGCGGTTTCGTCGCCAAATTTCACGGTAGAAGGTCCGTTTTTACTCGGCATGGCAGAGACCCCGGTCTCCGTTCTGAGCCGTTCAAGCTCTTTGCTGAGTTCTCCCTGCTCGACGTCGTTGTACTTGTTCGCGAGAAGGTTGTTTGCAACCCTCGTTCCAACCGATCCAGTACTGACCGGATTCCCGAAGTTGTCTGTCTTTACCGGAAGCGTTTCACGGAGCCCCGGCACGGCCGCCTTGAACTGGTTGACCGCCTGTTCTACTGCGGTGTCTCCGGAAGTATCCCTGTCATATTCGTCCGCGATTCTCGCCGCATGGCGAAGGGCACCCGGAACGAATCCGCTCAGAGAGTTACCAAGGCCCGCAGCAATCGCGTTTTCAACGGTCGCCCCCTTGTCCTCAACCCGGTTTCCTTCCTCGTCTTCGACATAGACCGTGTTATAGGTCATCGTGTCTGCAATCGTGGTGATGGAGGAAATCGCCGGAAGATCACGAACGCCGTCCAGAGTCCCCGTTATTACCGCATTCTTAATTGAATCGACTGTGATTCCCTGGGTCCAATCGGCAATCATGCTGGCTTCTGCAAGGATCGCGTTCAAAGGTTCGATGGAGTCAATGTTGACTTTCTTCCCACTTGACCAGTCTCCATGAGGCTTGCCCTGAATCGCATTGCGGAACATGTCGAGATTGACCTGAAGCCCATATTTCCCTTCCGCCTTGTTTTGAGCCTTGACGTCAGGATCATCTTCATCATTCCAGTTTTTGAACCAGTCGGCTTCCTTCATCAGAGCTGCAAGGGCAAGAAGCACACCTGTTCCGAACACGCCCCTGCCCATCTCGGCAGCAGCTCTGTTCTGCATCAGAATCGCATTCGCGTTCCCGGACTTTGCCGCGCTGACAGCCTGCGCCGCATGTACCGCGCCGACCGCTCCGCCGATGGGGCTAAACTCCGCTGCCTTCAAGCCGATATTTACCGGAACCTTGATGTACGGGGCCATCAGCGTTCCAAGGCCGAAGCCGCCTTTTCTTTGGACTGGCACAATTCCAAGCCTGGTGACTTCCCCGCCCCAGCCGATTACATCGGCAGCGGCCTGAAATTCTTCAAGGATTTTTGAGATGA